TCCGTTACCTTGACCATGATCACGACCTTGGTTGCCATGAATAGAGCAAAAAACAAATAGGTGATAACAGGACGGACAGTGGCTGCAAGCTGTGCAGCAAATCCAGAAGAAGGGTTAGCGTAAGCATAGATTGCCTTTGTCTCCTCGATCTCAGCCTGCTTATCCATGACCTGCAATTGAAGTTGCACACCTTGTGCCGCCATCTCACCTTGCAGGCGCATAGTCTCAATCTTGTTCCTATGCTCTTGCTTCTGCTGAAAGAAGCCAAGAATTTGCGGCAGGAATGATGTGCCGAAGCCTAATAAGCTGCCAAGGAGAGCAATCATTAATCTTTCCTTCCCTTGATTTTGCCCAAGGTGCTTAGGCTCATAAAGCCGACAACCACACCCGTGTTGAATGTCAGGAACAGGTTGATTAGCGCATTAGTAGCCGTGATGCGGTCAATGCTCACAAACGGCGTCAACAGCCAAAACACAATTCCGACGCCGGACAACATGGCGATCAAGGCAATCATGCGCTGGCGATCTTCCAAGGCATCCTGATTGCGCCAGCGTTCGATCTTGGCCTGCAACTCGGCGGCACGTTCGGCTGCCATCATTTCAGCGTCAGACACGATGCCGTCGCCGTCTACGTCAAGGCCCGCGTAGGCGCTGCCTTCTTGAAGCTGCTTTGTCATGCTGTTTTCCTCATTGGGCCAGTGGGTTGTCTAGGGCACGCTGCACTTTGCTGTTTAAACGGTCTTCCAACTCTTTCATGTCTTGATCTTGCGACATGCGAAGTTGATCACGCCTTGTTTCAAACCGCTTCTCAGCGTCGTCAATCAGGCTGCGCACTTTTTCCTCGTTTGTTCGGACGGCATCTTCCGCCCTATCTACCTGTTTTTCAAGACGCATGATGTCATCTTTCAAACCGTTCTTAATGTCGCGGGCATAATCCAAAGCCTCTTGAACCTTGGCGTCCATAACTTCCATCTGCTGCTGATAGGCTCCAAGATCCATGCCGGCGACAGCTTCAACTTTTTGATACATGACAAACCCGCCATACAGCGTGCCGCACATCGTGGACAAAAACGCAACGGCGGCAACAATGGTGGCCGGTGTCATCCGCATGCCGAGGATGGTGAAAGCCTTATCCTTTAGGCCGTCAATCTCATCCAATGTATCGCCAAGGTCACGGGGTTCTCTCATGGCTCAAAATTCATCTGCTCTTCTTGCAGAGCCTTCATAGCCTCAAGTTCAGCTTGCAGTTGTTGTATTTCCAGCCTGCGCTGTTGCAATTCCAGCAGGTAAAGTTGATTGCAATCAATCCGCGACTTTGGCGCATTCAACGGAATGACAATCCGCGCAAACAGGCCGATGTCTTTGTTCTGCGGCACTAAGCCGCTGTCGCCCACGTTGTTGATGCCACCCATGACGCCGAGTTCAAGATTTGTGCTGCCACCTATAGCCATGCTGCAATCTAGGTCCCCGGCGCGGAAACTGTCGCTCTGGTATGTCATTGGCGCAGTAGGCAACTGCAATGCCAGCGACGTGCTGTCAGCCTGTGCCGCCCCGCCCATTATAGCCAAGATGATAGCCAGCCGCTTCATGCTCTCTCCCCATCCAGCCTCGAACAGATGCGAGACGAGATGATGGCATTGTCAGTTTGCCCGGCCCGCAGCATGGAAGTTGTGCAGACATAGACAACGCGGGATGCGTCGTTTTCTTTGATGTATATCTCAAAGTCTTGCCTGCTCCCCGGCGGAACGTGCATCACGCGTTGCGTCGAGGCAAACGCGATTGGGTTCATCTTGCCGTCCAAGACACTGATAGCGTAATACTCAACATCGTCACGCGCATTGAACAGCGACAAATCGGCTTGCATGATTTGTGGCACAGGCGACGCATGCAACTCAGGATACGCCGGCGTCATTTCATGCGCACCGACAGCCGATGGTAGCAGGATAATTACCGCCGCAATCAGCTTCATTTTGCAATGCAATCCGCTTGGATGACGGCGCGATACGTTCCGGCAGGGAAAGCCTTGTTGTAACCGTATTCCGCCGCGCTATCTACCTTGAACCAAGTTGTCCCAGATACCGTTAGATCAAACTCGGTCGTCGCATCATACTCAACCTTGGCTGCATCGTATGCCGACATTAACGGGTCCGACACACTGGATACCGATGCTCCGCCCGTCCATGCGACGGTATCTGTCAGGGTCGGGCTTGTGGAGAATGCAGTCGGATGCGTGATGCGTGCAATGTAGTAACCTGCCAGCGCCACATCGTAACGGATGATCGGCGTCACGCCGCCATCAGATGGCAAGGCAGATAGCTTGCTGGCCGTAGGGTTGCCATATACGCCGGTGCGATCAGTGCGGATGATGCACTTCGCCTGCACGTTACCTTCGATCTGGACGCCGTCTGCCATTGCCACATGAGGCAACGCGACCAAAACAGCAATTGCAAGATGTTTCATTCAAACGTCTCCTATTGGTATTGCAGGTCTATCATCTGCTCATGCAGCAGTTGCTGCGCTAGGCCATTCCGAAGTCCATGCCGGTTTTCGGGGATTTTCCCATCAACTAGCATTGGCGCATCTGCGTAAGAACCACCGTCTAACTCTGCGGAATAGTAGACGGACATGTCGGCACTATACCCCATTGATGCAATAATAGCATCCTGAGAAATACCATTTGCCAATGCCAGCGCATTCTTGGATGCGGCCAGACCACGTTCAAGCCGGGCTTTGCGCTCTTTGTCGTCACCTTTATCGTCGCTAGTCTTTTGTTCTTCTTGGTATTCCTGATCGGTTTTCTGTGTCGCAATCCTGTATGCTTCGTCATCCAAGGCGTCATATGTTTCAATCTCTGCAACAGTTTCAACCGGCGTCGGCGGGTCATAACCCTCGCATGACGGGCTAGATTGCGGGTTTGCGCATTGGTCTACGCGGTAGGCATAGATCACCGACGCATCAGAAATTGATCCAGCGCCTTCAACCTCAATTGATCCGACGCCCCAATACTCTAGCGGGATGTTTGATACAGGCACGGCCTTGGTGATTGTATTGCCAGCGATGCCAGACCAGTCATCCGTCTGTCGAAATATGTAGCCAGCGCCCAGCGCGTTTTCATTCTGCACATGAACCATGGCATCCGCAGCCGGATCTTTGCCAATGGTATATCTATAATAAACGCCGGTAACATCCAGACCGACAACGTCAGGCATGATGTTAACCATGTCCCATGTGATGCCGCCGGACGTAGCATTGCCGCTTGCGCCGTAGCTGTATGGGTCAGAGTAAGACGAGGAGGCCCAAGACGCCAAGCAAAGCGCCAATGCCCATCTTTGTTTTACCATCAATGCGGCCCTTCTGGTTGCCTTCTGCGCGATCTGGGTCGGCTTCCCATGCAGCCTTAGCTTCTTCGCCAATCATGCCGTCGTAGGGGCATGGCGTTCCGGCATCCAACATAGACTGAAACACGCGTGCGTCCTGACACATAGTAGACACGGCTGCCACCTTCATCCCCATATCGTAAAGCGCCTTGGCATTTTTGAGCATTTCGCAGTTCATGTCGCGGACAGTTTTCCCTGCCGACAGTCCGAGGATCTGCGTTTGCACCGCTCCGGCAATGCCAACCGTGCAGAGATCATTCCCGTTGCCTACGCTAAATTGCGGGGATACTGCTGTCGGCGGTGGCGAGATAACGGTGGTAGTCATTTCACCCGTCGTGTTGACCGAGCCATCAGAGCCAGACCATGTGCAAATGTAGCCTTCCGGGCATTGGACGTCTGGAACAGATTGCGCATGGGCAAAAGCTGCGGCTAACAGAAAGCCAAAAATAAGGATCAAAATCACGACGACCTGATCTTTGTTAGGTTTCATTTTCTTAGCACAGCTTCAATTGTGTCTAACTTTTCAAAGACGCGTCGAAAATTTTCACGCATCTCTTTAAATTCTTTATCGTGGGCTTCCTTGTTGGCTTCATGGACGGCCTGCAAGACAGCAATCTGGGTTGCGTGACTTTGCTGTGTCCGAAACATGAATATCACGCCAGCCGCGATTGGCGCGATGATCCATTGCATTGCTGAGTTTGCTATGGCGAGAAGTTCCATAGATTACGCCTTCATGATGTAAGCCAGAGCGTAATACGGCGGCAAGTTTTCGTGTGAAGTTCCAGAACCGACAGATGACGTTGTGCCGCTGATAGTGTGGTTGTGTGCGCCCGCACCAGCAGTAGTAAGATTAACAGATTGCCCCGTCACGGAGTTGGCTCCATTTTGCCCGGCGTTAAGGCCGGTGACATTGTTTCCATAGTAATCGTAATCGGGGCTATACGAGATATTGATGGTGTGGGTGTGGTCGCCAACCGTGTCGGTCGTGCCGCTAAACGTATGCGTGTGTGCAGGAATTTGTGCAGCGGTCAAAGTAACGGTAGCCGCGCCACCAGTTGCCGCAACAGCATAAGTCGTGCCAGCGCCGACAATAAAACGATCACGCAGGTCGGGCGTTCCGTTAGCCCCGTTGCAGAGATACCAATTCGCTGGAATAGTTGCGATAGACCCAGACCACATGACGATGACGCCGGTAGGGATTAGGCGGGTATTGAGGTCAGCAGCCGTCGGCGTGACAGCCGTGCCGTCGATCTTCCACAATCCGCCAGATAGGTTCGGCTTGGCTTTTTGTGCGCCAGTGCCGCCGAGCAGGGCGTCGACCGCATCCAAATCCGTATTGATCTTGGTTCCCCAAGTATCACCCGATGCGCCAACTTCCGGCTTGGTTAAGGCGAAGTTGGTGGTTGTGGTATCTGCCATCTATCTTGCCCTCATGCGGCCCAAGTTGCCGGGGCAACTGTCTGGGGTGTCCACGGCCCATTGTGTGCGGCCTGCGCAGTCCAATCCGCGCCTTCTATTGCTTGGTCAGCCCATGTCTCGCTAGTCGTAACTTGCGGCGTCCATGTCTCACCCTGTGCGGCGTCATCTTCCCATTTTTTACGCGCTAATGCAACAAATGTGAGAACGGTGGCAGATTGAGCCGCAGCTTGACGAATGCGAAGCGCGTTTGCCGACACTTGGCTTTGCGACAACATGTTGCCGCCGATCAGATAAATTGCCAGCGCAGTTGCCGATGTTGATGACGTGACGGCAATGTTGCCGGTCGTTAGCTGGATGCGGGTTGCGTTTGCCGTTGTGGATGACGTTACGGGAAGATTGGCTGCGGCCAACTTGATGCGTGTTGCGGATGCGCTGACAGATGATGTTGCCGTTGCCAGCGCACTGGGTTGCTGGATGCGTGCCGCGCTGACCGATGCAGCAGAAAATACGGATACAGCCGCCGAGGCGATCTTAGCGTCACCCTCGGCGTAGCCTTCAAGCCAATATTCTGGATCGACGTAATACGGCGCGGGCATGGGTCATTCCTTATGTCGGATAGGGATACCGCATTTTGATCTCTGCGACTAGGGCGGCCATTATTCCTCCGCCCCTTGGATCACAAGTTCACCCGCATCAACTTGGCGCATGATCTCGTCATAGTGGCGATTGCCCGCGGCTAAGGGAACGGACCACTCTGTGCCATCAATGATGGCTTTGATGCCATATGGTTGGCCTGTCATGGCGCTGTTAACGTATTGGGCCGATGTGATGTTCATGGCTTACAACTCCGCATCAAAGGAAAATACAGTCGAACAGTTTATGCCAGCCGCAACTACAACATTAGGGTAGCCCGCAACTGTACTGCTTTGATCAAACCAAAAAGACACTGTCCCGCTATACAAATACGTAGTTATGTTCCACTGGGCTGTTGGTGTGTTAACTGCCTCTCCGGTAAACCCAAAGTTAATAGAATGGTTTGTAAAGCTACCCGGAGACGCTGCGGGCGTTGTCCGCATAGGCGTTGGCAGCGTGTGTGTGCTAGACCGCGTATCACCGTTTGGGGTGTATATGACGACGACAAGACCATCAATATACATTTGCTGATAATACCGCCGACACCGATCAAACTCAGGCCCCATTTCAGGCTGCTTGTAGAGATCAGTTGCCGCCGTGGTGTGGGTTCCGACTTTGATGTGAATACCCCACAGGTCAACGCCAATGGTTTGAAGGCCAAGGGAGTTAGTAGATGAATTGTAATCTGAACCTGCGGAAGCCCAAAATCCGAAGTTAAAACTATCATTGGCGTTGGTACCAAGAGTTTTACCCGTAACAGATGGAACTGTTATTACCACAGCAAAGGGAGCAAATGAAGATGTAAGAGTAACAGTAGTTGGTGATATTGCAGTAACAGCCGCAGATGGTGAGCCACCCGTTCCAAAATTTTGAGATGCGGACACAGCCATATTCCCAGCGCCAGATGATCTACGCGCCCAACCTAGAACGGTAATTGTCTGACCAGCGTAAGAACGAACACCTTCAATTGAATGTTGAACAATTGCAAGTTGTGCAGAAGTAGTTTGACCGCTGACTGTTTGGCGCAAAAAATATGTTGGGTTGTTTGAGCCAAGCGTATCACCTACGGCAAATGATTGCCGCGACATGGTGACGGTTCCACCAGAGTTAGTATTTTGCCACCGATCCGCAGCTACATAACCATTAGCCGTGCTGCTCGTCCCCCGCTGCCAGAAGTCAAAGGCCCCGTTGATGATGCGGTTATCAGGGTCAAGCACGCCTTGGCGTAGTGGGATGCCGTTGAAGGTAGCCGTGTTGCCGCCTGATGCGTCGAGGATTGCGTTGGCCTTGATCGTTGACATTACTTAGCCTCCAGTGCGGCGATGCGGGCCTCTAGGGCGGTGATGATGGCTTGCTGTTTTTTCACTTCTGCTAGAAGAAGCACAGTTAGGCGGTCATACATAACGCCTTCAGGTTCTTGCGTCCCATCCTCTTTGATCTCACCCCAATGCACAAGGCGCGGTTCAATTTCGGCAACTTCTTCAGCAATCAAGCCAAGGTAACTCCAATCCTTGCGATCCATTTCGCATTTGGAGCGATACCATACGGGGCGCATTTTGTAGATGTTTGCGGAAAGTGATTGGTCCAAGTCTTCTACATCAGTTTTATACTTGATTGATGAAGTTGAACGCTGAAGAAATCCCGCAGTTCCAGTAATTGAGACGGATGCACCAGCGGAAGTAGTGCTGTTGTATATGGAACTTGAATAAAGAGTTCCACCTGATCTTGACTCGATAGCAAAGTTAGCATCGCCTGATGAGTTATCGCCACGGATACCTCCACGAAATTGGGCAACCCCTGTTCCAATAGAACTTGTTAATCCAAACAACACTTGTCCAGAGGAGTCGATACGCATACTTTCGCCAAGGCCCCAGCGACCAAATACTGTTGATCCTTGTTCTGCGCCAATATACGTTGGATAAGTTGCGCGGGTATCAACAATTCGCACATATGTATTTGCTGCGCCGCCATTAACGTCAAGTTTTGATAGCGGTGAACTTGTCCCAATCCCCACGTTGCCACTGCTGTCTATACGCATGGCCTCTGCGCCAGCCGTAGTAAGCGCCACTGTATCCGCCGTTGGAAAGAACACACCCGTGTTGGCATCTGCACCCTGAACCGATGGGGTAGAAGCCGTGCCGTCAACCCC